TCGAAAGGCTACTTGATTAAGCTGCGGGATGCAGGGCCGGATAGGCACATTGAACTTCTGTTGGCTTTTGCAATAGCTATTTTTGCTGGACGCCAGTATTCGATTATGAAAAGTAGTTCCCAGAGCGCCCAATACGACTTTAGGGGCCCATATGAACCATGTCATATAAACCAGTAATGCAATGGGAGCCCATTGGCTCACTGCCCAGAGTGCCTTGCCGCGGACTTTGAATTGCTCGATGTCGATCATGGTGTTCGAAACCACCTCATCTTTGAAGTTTTTGGGGCGAACATTCTTCCATTACGCGAGTTCCATCCAAGGCCCGACGGCTCCCTCGTGAAACCTAGTGGGCACCAGTTGTCTGCGTCGTAGACGGTTCCCTGGTGCCCCTGCGATGGATCGCTATACGAGAGCACGCCTCTAATCTGCGGGAACCAAACTCGGATATGCTTTCTCATTTGCTTCAGCGCTTGACTCTCTACAAATGGGTCTGTCTCATCCACAAAGAACATGCGATGTAATTGCAGTATTCTGTCGGCGTCGTAGCTCTTTGCGCATGGCCGTCCAATCAGCATCCCCCCAATAACGCGCGCACCATCAGCAAACTCATACAGGCAAACTGCACCCGGAGGGCAGCAGTGCAAGTAGTGACGCGCCGCAATCCAAGTCTTTAGCTGGACAACTTCGCTCGGCTGCGCTCTCCGAATCTGCATCAATGCACCTTGTCACCGGCTGGTGTGCGGCTTATGGCGCGGAACATTCATTTGCCATTCGTATTCTCCCCGCTCAACCATTCGACAATTTTTGCGCCTAGTGCCAACGCCTCATCTTTTGGAAGCATGACCGCCGCGAGGATGCGCTGCACGATAGCTACGTCACCGTCAATGCGCTCCAATAGCCACCCAATCTCTTCCTCCACATCTCGTATGGCTTGCTCTCGGCTCACGGTGAAGTGGCTTCCCGAATCGGTCCGTGGCTTCATGATTTCCGCGTTACTCAGCTCAGAAAAGTCGTTTTTTAGGTCTTCGGCGGCGTCCTCTTTTCCGATTTGCTCTTTGTAATAGCGGCGAACAGCAGCTTCGTTCGGTCCGGCAAAGATTTCAGTGCCGTCTATACCGATGCAGAACACTCGAATTTCGCGGTAGCTCATGATTTTCCTTTCAGGGAGTTAACTACGTAATTCCCCTTCTTTGCTTTACGCACTGCTTTTTTCTCTGGCATCGCTTGCTCTGTCTTTGGCAGCTCATCCGTCCAACACCACCAGGGCCGCGTCTCTGCTCCCGTGATGTGAGGGATTGGCCCGGTATCGACGTTGGCGATCAGAAAACTAACCGCGGGGCGCCCGGCTGAACTGATGTGCGCGCGGTTGGTGTAAACGTCCTCAATCTTTGCGAAGTGGTAGATGTCGGGCTCTTCGGAGAAGCAGACGATTTGCCCACGCGCCAACGGTCGGCAATTGGCGGAGAGCACTTGCAGTTGTTCAAGATTGGCGTGATTGGGTGCGAGGTCGAAGTAAGGCAGAATCCTCCGCGTGGATCCGTAGCCGAGGAGCGTTGCAATTGAAAGCGCATCGCAGTACGGGCAGGCCATCTGGTCTGGAGTTGGTTCTTCAGAACCGATTGCCAAACGTACAGGGCCGCAGTTCTCGCAGCGCAGGTCGAGAATGATGCAGCCCTGGGGCTCGCGGTGAATGATCGATGTCAGCGTCATGGCTCCAACTCTCTCTGCTGCGTTACGCCGAGCAAGATCCTGCGTGATTCGTCGTCTTTGCAGGCGTCCAACTGGTCCATGAATGCCTGCTTTAGGCCTTTTCCCTTGATTTCATAGGTGCGCACGTATTGCCTTCTACGTTCATCTGGCTTGCGTCCTAGCATTTCAGCGCCTCCAGCCCTTCATCGATCGTTCGGGCCACGATGTAGCGATGTCCCAGAGCCTCTACACGCTCACGGAAAGCATTCTGGGCCTCGTACTGCTCTTTGTGGTAATCACGCTTGACTGCCTTGGTCTCTATCCAGCAGGGACGCCCCTGAGGGAAGCAGAGGATGTCTCCTGTGCCTTTGTCGTGGAGTTGCATGAACCCGCCGCGGACTCTGACCTTGCCGGAGTTCATGCGCAAAGCAAGGATTCCAGCCTGCCGTAGCATCTTGATTAGCGGGGAGGTTAGGTCGCTATGCTCGCTCACGGCTGCACCTTCTTTGCCAACTCAGCAATCCATCGGCTTAACGGTTGAATCTGACACGATGCGCAGCAAGGGCAATAGGCGTTGGAGTTATGCACGCGGCCGCAATCCAGTTCGAGGCAGATGTAGGCCTCAGAGAGCGGAAAGTGGCAGAGCTCGGTGCGCTTGGTGGCTAGGGTGGTCATGCGGTAGCCTCGGGCGCGTTTGCAATCTCGAGTAGCACGTCGGCATGGCACGGTTGATCAAGCGGGCACCAGCAAGCGAGGTCTTTGCCGCGAAGCTCTGAGAAATCAACGCCGATTCCCAGCATCCCTGCAGCACGCTTGCGATAGTTTGCGATTGCTAGACGCTGCCCGTATTCCAAGACAGAGAATGAATTGCCCCACTTAGTCGGCCTGCCCACATAGACCGCGCCCTCCGGCATCTTCCAGCCTTTCGTGCGCTTGCGTTGAATACGCTTAGGTTTCATGCGAACAACCCCCTCCATGCCGCCCGAATAAACGCCCATGCATGCGGCAAGAACCACCACCAGAACGCCAGTGAGAACACGATGCCGCCAATCATGGGCCAGTTCCAGTGCGTCTCAACGCATTCTTCCGGCTCTACGTGGTACAGCGGATGAGGGGTGCTCACTTGGGGCCGTCCTTGAGTTGCTGGATGAGGCCGAGGAGATAGGTTTCAGCGTCTTCGCGCAAAGAGAATCCCAGTTTCCACTTGCCATCTAAACGAACATCGAATGGGAAGCTAAAACTAAGGTCGCCCTCGTAGGTCGTCACCCTCTCCTCTGCGCTCTTGGGCTTCAGGTAGTGGGAGTGGCGATTTGCAAGGAAGCGTAAGTGTTCTCCGAATCCACTTTGCGTTGCAATCTCTTCATGTGTTGGGTTCTGTAGCAACTCCTCCACAGCCACACAGAGAGCGGCGGACATGCCCGCATAGAAGCCTTTATCGGGGCGTTCAAACTCAGCCATGAATGGCACCAGCATCTTCTCAACTAACTCATCGTGATTCATCTGTTCCCTTTCATACGCGTTTTTGCTCTTTTTTCTGCGCTTCCCGCTCTTCTGCAATGCGGATTCTTTCTTTGCGCCAGGCTATTTCTTCCGGCTGCGCGAGTTGTTCCATGAGGCGGCGCTGACGATCCAAAAACTCTTTACCGTCTTGATTCCGCGCAGCTGCCAAACTTTGTTCCCGCCGGAGTTCGATCTCTTCAGCCACTTCGTCTGGCTTCGGGAAGAAGTTCTGGCCCGGCTTGATGCGTAGCGCTTCGAGTGCTTTTTTGACTTTCGGGAGCGAGTACTTCAGCGCTAGGACTTCGAAGTCCTTGTGATACACCTCTATCGAATACTCCTGATCCTGGGAGGGGTAGCGCTGGATTAGAAGATCCATTTCCGCCAAAAGGATCGATGAGTCCTCGGTCGATAGCGATTTCGGCAAGCTTGCGTCGGGCGCCGTCAATGCGCTGTTTAGCTGGGCTTCCGTTACTTTTTCCAGATCCGTTTGCATTCTGTTGCGGTCCATCGGTTCCTCCATCGATAGGCTTGTTAAATCGGTCGATCGGTGCCATCCGGAAACTGCTCAACTTGGGAATCCAGATACCAGGCCGGTCGGAATGGTTCACATCGCTGCGTCCCCAATGCTGCAACAACGGCTTGATCGTCTCGGCGTTAAACTCAGGGTTCGCTTTCAGGAGTTTTCCTAGAGCCCCGCCCTCAAAACCATCCCACTCAGGACTTGCCCCGCCGTTCTTGTGCTGATATGCCACAAAGATGAGTTCCTTGCACGCGATGTGATGCGGATCAGTCGAGTGTTTCATTCCGTCACTCGACGCTTTGCGGCGAGAAGGCTTTTGCTTTTGTTCTTTTGTTAATGTCTCTGTCCCTGTACGTGTGTCGGCTGATCGTGACGGTGTGCCTGGCTGACCGTTACGGTGACCGTGCGCTAACCGTGCGGTGTTCGTTTTCTGCGCCGATTCTTGGCGCGCTTCGAAGATCCTTTTAGCCTCCTGCCACTTCTTAAAGCAGACTGTATTTCGCAAGCGCCCATCTTCTAAAAGCTCAAATTTACGTAAGATACGCGCGCCGTATTGCGCCCACAATTTGTCGCCAAGTGCGCTCGTTTCAGCCAAGTCAAAAAGATCAGCGGAGATGGAGCAATCCTCTGTTTGCCACTGCGTCAAGAGAAGGTCGAGATACCCTGAGCGGGCCGCGGGATGCATCGCCCTCACTGTCGGACTTCCCCGCCACTCATTCACATCCAGCGGCATCCACTGCTGCCATTTAGCTGCCAATTACCTGCCCCTGATCTCTAACGGTTAGCCCTGCGTTCAAAAACTTCCGTAATCGTCGCCCTGAATGGCCTTCCATGTGGCTTCTTCTGGCGCACCGCGAACGGTATCGCGGATTTCCTCTTGCATCTCGCGCTGCAGGCGCCGGACTTCGACCAAGTAATCGCAGTAGCGAACCACTTTTACGACACCCTCGGCCCCAATGTTTGCGTTGAAAGTCCGTATCATTTCAGCCCTTTCCTTTGTGCCGCTGACCAGCTAGGGAATCAGCGGCTGGTTCCGAGAACACCGCGAGATTGATCATGTCGTCAGAGTGGACATGGCAAATGATGGCAGCCAGAGCTCTCTCGTTTGAGCCGCTGCCAGATTCAAAAGCCGGGTGATAGTAAACGACCCTTCCGATTGTTGGCTTAATCATTTTGTATCTCCTCCGCGACAGCTCCGTCGCCGTTTGTTCGTTCGTGGGTGTTAGCCTTGCAAGCCTTTGGTGTGCTCGGCCCCTAAGTGATGGCAAGGACAAAGCAGGCGAACATTTGAAAGCTCATCAGACCCACCAGCGCCTCTACTCTTGATATGCGCCATGTGAGCCCGGTTGAATACTGAGCCGTAAAAGGGTAGCCAGATTCCGCAGTCTTTCCACTGGCAACGCCCGCCATCCCTGCGATAAACCCTCTTGCGCAAGTCCTCTAGGGCCTGCCCACTGAGCCGAACCTTGCCGGTGACACGTCCGATCACCACTTGCGGCTTGCGCTTCGCCTTCCGGCTTATAGAGCTAAATTTGGGCATGGGTACCGAGAACTCACTCATGTTGTGCGCTCCAGAAGAAGTCCCGCAAATATGAGGCAATCATGGAGCGCATTTCGGCGTTGTATTTATCGGCGTCATGCTTGGCATTTTTCCAAAATCGAATGTCTTTAGCTTGTTCTGCGGCTGATTCTCTGAGGCTCTGAACCTCTGCGATTTTCTGGCTTAGCAGGTCCTGAAGCTTGTTGTATCCGTCGAAATCATCCATCCACGCGTCTAGCAGTGCACGCTTGAAACGCCAGCGATTACCAAGCTTGAATCCCGGCACAAACCCGGATGACGCATATTTGTAAAGCGTGTCAGGCGAGATGCCTAGATAATCGGAGGCTTCGCGGATGTCCATAACTTTCCGGCCATTAGTCACCAAACCTGCACGCGGCTTCATGGCGTCATCTCCATCTGATCAATCACCGCCGCTGCTGAGTCGTAGGCTTCGGACTCGGTAAGCTCCGCTGCGTCTTGAATCTCGCCATCTTCTGTAATCAACTCGACGGGATAGGGGGCAACTGGCTTCGCGTCGTGCGAGGCAAAGAAGTACTCGATTTCAGCGTTCAGCTTGATCACTTCGGAAGTGAAGTAGTCGAGCACTGCCTCTCCGGTAAGCAGACGCTCCCCAACCTTCCACTCAAACTCATCTCGTCCAATACGGCGATAGAAGAAGCGGAGCAGGTCATCTTGAATGCGCGGGTCATAGCTGACGAAATCAGCCCACTTGCGCTCTGTGCAAACCAGCTCCCATGCGATCTGGGGCAGGTACTCGTCGGGGATTCTGCCGCCTTCGACATACTCCAGATGGGTAGTCGTTTCAGGGCATTTGATTTCGAGCACGCCCTCCGCCGCAACGAGGGAATCAGGGCTGCATCCCGTAAAGTCGTACTTTGGGTGAAGCACGAAGCTGACCGGCTCGCACATCACACGAAGAGCGCCTTCATAGTAGAGCCGTGCGTCATTCTCTGTTGCCGTGCCGTGCTCCATGGCAGGCGAGACATAATGATCCTTCGCCCTGCCCGTCAGCCGCTCCGCAATCAATTCCATCTTGTAGTTGTTGCGCTTGGCCGAGGATTCACCTGCGCGGGATTTGATGACAAGGTAAGAGCACACGTCCGCAATGCGTGAGCCGGGGATTCTGCCGACTCTATTTCGCAGCCACGCATCGCTCTGCTGAGAGCCGTAAGTGTTTCTCATCAGAACACCACCATGACGTGCGGGATGAGGCCCTTGATGATGGCGTCGAGGATTACGTCTGACTGTTCAGGTTCGATCTGGCAGTGATTCTGAAGCGCCAGTCTAGCTTCCTTGAGCACCTTCGCCCGAATGCGCGCGCTGGACTCACGGCGTTCCTGCTCCTCTTTCTCGCGTTGAGCCTTCGCCGCCGCCCGCTCCCGTTCGGCCTTAACGGCAGCCTGCTTGTCGCGTTCCGCCCGCTCTGCGGCAGCCTTAGCGTCATGTTGAGCTTTTTCTTCGGCGAGGATTCGGCGCGTTTCCGCGTCTTTAGCGCGTTGCTCCGCTGCCCTCCTGTCATCCTCAATCTTTAGGCGCTGGAACTCAGCATCGCGCGCAGCTTTCTCCTCCCGCGCTTTCGCTTCGCGTTCGGCCTTTTCGGTGGCTTCGCGGGCGATGCGCTCTTCCCGCTCTTTGCGCTCACGGTCTGCAGCTTCAGCCCGGAGGCGAACAAGCTCGGCTTGCTCGGCGTCATACTTTTCGCGTTTGCCGATGGCTTCGAGGATCTGCGTTTTGGCGACAGCCTTGACTCCAGCCGCACGCACGCCGAATTCTTCCCAGTTGTGAGGATCGGTTTCAATCTCGCGCAGCCGGTCCCGCATTGCCTCGGCGGAAAGCATCTGCCAGTTCTGGAGAGACTGAGGGCCAGCGTTTTCAATCTCGCCGAGTTCTCTCTCGTGGCTGGCGATGCGGGCTCTGTCGGCTTCTTCCCACTCTGTCAACGGCCTGCGCACTTCGGTTTGCAGGTTTTCAAGGCGGTCCCAGATGCGAGAGCCTTCCTCGTCAATTCTCTTGAGGCGCCTCTTCTCATCCGTCACCAGAGCCTTGCGCTGGTTGTCGATAAAGGTTTTCGACCGGGCCACCTTCCAAGCCAGCGACTTCAGAGCCTGTCTGTTTGCCTCGGTCGAGATGTCGAGCCTTGCGGCGGCGGCGCGGGCCTCTGCTTCAATCTGCTCGATAACTGGATCAATGAATCCCGGCTCGAAGATTTGAACGGCAGAGCATTTCTCAAGCACAGCGAGTGCGGTTGTCTCGGTTGGCACGGGAGGCTCCTTTCGCCCTGTTCAGTTGCCCGAGGCGGATGTTCTTGGCATTGGCGAAGACCTCGGTAGCCTTCACATCTTTGGCTGCAGCGGCGGCATCGCGTGCCTTGAAGTAATTGCGCCGTAGTTCGTCGTGATCACCTGAGCCCTCAATCAAGGACTTCAAATCGGCAGCGAACCCGACTTCCATGCAGGAATCAGCTTCGGCAGGCGTGATCTTGGCCGCATCGTTGTCAGGCATGCCCGCAGTCAGCCCGGTCGCGCCGCAGAAGGTGTAGCGCTCGAGGTAAGTGAGCGTCGACGCCTTCGCTTGGATGAAGTTCTTTCCGCCCGTCTGGTCGGCCGGCGCGCGCATGGTTGTGGGAGTGTGCTGATATAAGCCATAGCGCAGGATGCAGCTTACGGTGATGACTCCCTTGTCGTCCTCAGAGAACGGGAAGGACCAAGTAATACCGCGCTCAGCCAGGCCTACTTGCGCAGCCGAAGCATAGGCGTCAAGATCGGCAAAGTTATAGGAGTAGAGTTTCCGGCCATCTTTGACCATCTTCGCAACCTTGCTCTTGATGACATCAGGCGGCGTCTTTTTGAAATCCGCCATCGCATGCGCGAACGCCTGCTCGTCTGACATTTCAAGCATCCTTCGCTGGCCGGTGATGAAGATGTCTATCAATTTCTCCGCCTTGACTGGATCAAGGTCGTGATTTGAAGCGAAGCGTTCCACGAGAGAGAGTAGAGCGTTGTTGTCTTGCGCGGCGCGTTCAATGCTGGCGCTTCGTTTGTCTTGCAGCACAATGGCGCCCTCTAATTGGTCCTTCAGTGTGCTCATAAGTGAGCCTCCGCTTCCTCGCGCGTGATGTAGAAATGGATGAGCCTCCGATGTTTCGTTGGCTCTAACGCTTTGATTTTGTTGATGGTTAGCATTCGGCCAACCACCACGGTTTTAGGCGGTCGTTTTTTAGATCGTCATACCATTGCGTTTTTCTGATTTTGAGCCATACCTTGAAAGTGCAGCTAAACGCATCGTCAAATCGGCGGTATTCGTCAAACCTTGATTGGGCGGCCAGTTGCCTCTTTGTTCTCTTGCGCTCCAAACCCTTGTCAAATTTCGGCATTTATTCCTTCCCTGTACCTAATCACATACCCAAGTTGATAAATCGCGCAATAAACTCAGTGTTTTCTTACGCTGTGCATTTCTTAACCGAGAAAATTCCCGAATTTCATGCAAGTTACAGGCTCCCCGTGTTGGCGAAGCCCTTGAAGCCCTTCATCTCTAACCCTCTTTGTGGTTTCCTTGAACGGGGCCGCGCTGGGAAGTAATGCTGCTCTCTAGTTGATCCTTCAGTGTGCTCATGCGGCCTCCGTCTTTTCTTGCGCGGCCATGCGGAGCACAGCAGCTGTTGCTAGTTCAAACATCGCTGCGCGGTCTTCTGATTTCTCCGACCCGTCGTCAGGAAACTCGCTTGTGTTGCTATTGCGAATTCCAACCGCCTGCCACTCTTCAATCGTCTTCCAGAGGCATCCCATGCGAACCATTTGGGTGCCATCCCCAAAGACGACCGCCCAGACGTCGTAGGGATAGAGAGAGGAAGAAAAAGCGCGGAGGGTCGCAATCTTTTTGCCGTACAGATTGGCCCCGCGCAGATTGGCCTCGCGCAGATAGGCCCCGTACAGATTGGCCCCGCGCAGATTGGCCTCGCCCAGATCGGCCTCGTACAGATTGGCCCCGCGCAGATTGGCCTCGCGCAGATCGGCCTCGCGCAGATCGGCCTCGTGCAGATTGGCCTCGCGCAGATTGGCCTCGCCCAGATCGGCCTCGTACAGATTGGCCCCGCGCAGATTGGCCTCGCGCAGATCGGCCTCGCGCAGATCGGCCTCGTGCAGATTGGCCTCGCGCAGATTGGCCCCGCGCAGATTGGCCCCGCGCAGATTGGCCTCGCGCAGATCGGCCTCGCGCAGATCGGCCTCGTGCAGATTGGCCTCGCGCAGATTGGCCCCGCGCAGATTGGCCCCGCGCAGATTGGCCTCGCGCAGATAGGCCCCGTACAGATTGGCCCCGCGCAGATTGGCCTCGCCCAGATCGGCCTCGTACAGATTGGCCCCGCGCAGATTGGCCTCGCGCAGATTGGCCTTCTTAGAGACCGCCTCAACTAGCGCATCTTTCAGTGTGAGCGCCGCCGAAGTAAAAATGATCGCGTCGTAAATATTCTTGATGTCAATCATTGGCGCATCCTTTGGGGCAGCACAGCCTCTTGGAGCAGTCGTCGCATAGGTAGCCTGCGATGGTGTCGGTGAGGATCGAGACCGGCTCTCCGCAGTCATCGCAGGGGACTGGCTGCTCGGTCTCGAAGCAAAGCGGGCGCTCAGAAAGAACGGTGTAGGAGGTCATGCTGCACCGCCTGTGTGACGGTCAGAGTGGGCCTTCTCATAACGAGCCTTCTCGCTCAAGAGGAAAGACAAGGCCCCGCGCCACGTCCGGTTAGGCGCGTTGAAATATGAAACGCTCACCGTGATGCCGGGGGCATTCAATGCGACGTAGCCCATGCAGGCCAACTCGAGGCTCATGCCGTTACGCTTCAGGGCCTCTACGAACTGCTTGCGTGTCATGTCCCTCATCGCGGTCATGGCTTGCCACTCAAAGCTTTGTCCACGCTGCGCTGAATCTGGCCCGAGACGTCTGGCATCTGAGGCTTGTGCAAGCGAATGATGGGCTCGGGGGCTGCGGACGGCATCACCAGCGGGATAAGCGCGAAGCCAATGAGGATGGCAATCGTCACAACAACAAGGCGGCGCGCTGCCCAAAGCAGGGCATCGACCTCAATCTCGTCATCAGACATAAAGTAGGGGTTGTGCGGATGTTGCGCTTTAGCGCCTACCAATCCGCGATATACTTCCCGTATAGTTCTCATTGGCGTTTTGCTCCTGAAGATTCGGTCCTCGCGGGGCCGAATACTTCACTTTGGTGCGAGGATTACTGCGCTTAGGCTGCCTTTTTGCGGAAGATGACTTCAGTGACGATCTCGCGCTCATAGCCAAAGGCTTCTGCGATGGTGTCGCTCACCGCGCGATTGCCGGCGAGAATGTCTGAGAGATAGGCCGCACTAACGCCGATGCGTTCGGCAGTCTGCCGGAGAGATGATCTTTCGGCCACCTTTCGGATGTCTGCGAGAACGTCATCTTGTGTGTAGGTCTTTGGCATGAACAACACTGTAAGCCCGCAATGCTTACGATGTCAATAGCGATAGCTCATTTATTTTTTGCCGCCCATAAACATAATCAATCCGCCCATCTTTGGCCTCGGCCCCAGTGCCATCGTATCCATTGCAACTGCCTTTTTCTCTAGCCTTTGCCGCGAATAGCGTCTCTTTGTTTGCGTGTCCGAATGCCCGATGATCTCCTGCGCCATCTGGTCGGATACGCTCGGGTCGGACAAGATTTTGGTGATTGCGCAACTCCGCATGTCGTAGGGAACAAAATGAGCTAGGCCGGCTTCCTTGAAGATTTCATGCGCTGCTCGACAGCGGGCTCCTGAATGAACTCGATAATCACGCAAAATCGCTCGGCGAGACTCGCAGCGTCGTCATTCAGCGCCTTATCCGTGAAGCGTTGCGTGCACAAAAGGAAAAGCGCCCCAAGGGCTAAGCCCTTGAGGCGCATCCTGCTCTGGCGAATTCTCCGCGGTCTCCTTTCGTCTCCGTATTCGTTACCGTTCACTTGCAAACTTTTTGTTAAGGTACATCGCAAAGCATGGCAACCAAAGGCGCAACGGATGAATAGAAATGAACCGGTGGTGCGTCAAAATGAGACGGTCTGATGGGGATAACCTGCGCATCATAAAAATGAAGAGTTTCAATTTCATTCCCTTCATTCTCATCATCGCCTCTGCAGTGTCGCTGTAGGCGTCTAGGGGCATGTCGTACCCGTAGCGATGCAGCCAGCAATCATGCCCAGCTTCAGTGCTGTGGGCAGATAGCCGACAATCTTTTCCTTGCGCGTGCGCGGCCTCACCAGCTCAGTCGTTTCCTTGTGAATGTCCGCTGTGATGCCGGTGACGTTCTCCATCGTGTCCGCTGTATTGCCTGAGAGCCTGCTCACATTGTCGAGCGTCTGGTGAATGGCGTTGTCTTTGAGCAGCGCGTCGAGGTCTTCAGAATCGCGCGTAAAGCCTTGTAGGACGGGCTGGGCAGCGGCGATGGTCACGTTGGCTGTCTGAGCATCCTGTGTGAGCGCCACGGTCAAAGAAGTCGCGGCGTCGGTGGTTTTATGCAGCGCTGTTAGATCGTTATTCAATGAATGGGCCGAATCGTCTAACGAGAATATAACTGCATTAACCTGGCTGAGCGTGCCATGCGCATCGGTGGCCAGGTCGGTGATGGCCTTGGCTTGATCCTTGGCCGATGCAGCCCAGACCGCCGTCCCCTTGTCGAGGTTCATCAGCGTGGCGTTTGCTTTGGTCTCGATGCCTTCGGCGCGCGTGGTTGCCCCGTCGAGATGGACCAGCAGCTTGTGCGCCTCGGCACCTAGCCAGAGGGTCATTCCAGTCAGCGTGAGCAGGAAAAGAAGCAGCGCGGCGGATGTGGCTCGAATCATGATTGCCTCAAAAAAGTGGGGCGCAGACTGCTTCTCCACGCCCCTTCAGGAAAAGGGAGGGTTAGGCTACTGCGGGCGAGCCGTTGAGGGTGTTCAGCGTGGAAACGACCGCATTGATGTACTGAAGTTGCTGCGCTGTTGAATGCGCCTGCACGCCGACTGCGTTCTCGAATGTCGTGAACGCCGCCTGCACGGTTGGGTTTGCAAGCACGGCAACTGACTTCTGTACGCCAGTTCCTGTCTGGGAGGCTGCTGCAGCTGCGGCTGTCTCGGCGCCAAGAACCGATGCAGAGACCGTGTTGTAGAGAGCTGCGGCTTCTGGATGCCCAGCGGCGGCCAGCGCGATATCTACGATCGGTGCGGCCTTTACGGCGTCCGCTGTGACCTGCTGCGCGATCGGCAGGAACTTAGTGAAGAAGCTTTTCAAGCGAGTCGTGAGAGTGCTGAGAAAACTGGTTGCATTCGTTGCCATGTGAATCTCCTCGCCGGTCCTCCCGGCTGTTAAGGGTTTGGGGTTGAGGGTGGATTGGGTGAAAAAGTGGGAGCTGGCTGAGCGTTCTTCATGTAGGCACCGGCCGCGGCCCCAGCAAAGGTGGTTGCAATTGAGATAGCACCTTGCGCCGCGATATCGCTGATGTTCTGCTTGAAAACCAGCAACGTCACGATGTAGGTAGCGCTCAAGACGAAGAAAAGCGGGATATCAATGCCGTTGCTGGGTTTCGCGAATGTCAATGAAGTTCCCTTTCTAGGCGTCGGCCCGGTTCAAAAGTCCTTGCAGCTCAGGAAGTAATTTCGGTTGCGTCGTCACCAAATGCCGGTAGAAGGCTTCCTGTTGAGCACGGTTTGCGGCAAGCCATGCCAGGGGATCGAGCGAGTTGAGCGCAGCCAGCGAGGCCGGTCCCATCTTGCCGTCGTCGGCAATTGAGCAACCGAGAGACTTGCATGCCCTCTGCGCAAGCGTGATGGCCTCTGGAGGGCCTTCGTTGATGGCGAAACTCAATAGACGGTTGGCAACGTCCTGCGATTGAACACCGTCGAGCATGAGCGGCCCAGCGTACTGCTCCGCATAGACTTGCTCGGCAATCGTCAATGCTTTGTCATACTCCGTGTCATCGAAGTAGCCGCTCTTGGTCAGGTCAGGATGAAAGCGCTCTGCGAGTCCGAAACGAGTCCGGCCGCCGCGATCTCCGGGCAATGTGGTTACTTCGCCGGATAAGCGCGAGTCTTCTTGGCGCAGCACAAACTGCACCGCTGTAGCAGTGTCTGCCATGGTTTCTCCTGTTGTGGATTTACTGAGGAGTTTGAGCGTTGTTTTGTTGGATCGCTACCGTATCCATCAGCAGAACAGGCGCAGATGCGCTCGCCACACTACTCCAAGAATTAGGATGATCCATTTCATCAATTCACAACCAAATATGATCCGCACACGCCATTCGCAACAATCGTTCCATTGAACGTGATGGTAAAACTAGTCCCCGGAGTCCGCGCGCTAATGAAACTACCGCCCGCCAAAGTCGCCAGCGTTGAGTTGCATGTCACGCTCAGGCGCGTCCCAAGGCTATCGTCTGGATAGAAGAATATCTGGCTATTCGCTGTGACTGCGCTCGTGTTCACTGTAAGCGTTGAGCTTGTTGTCCCGGTGGGAATCAGAATAGACCCCGCCGCCGCCGAGCCGCAGACTGCTGGGGATACCGAACTAGAGCAGTTTGTCGCGGTTCCGCTACAGTCTGCCCCCGTCCCGCTTACCAGACCAGCAGAACTTACATGCAAGCACTGCGTCGATCCAGTGATGGTATCGAAGTTCGGTGCAACTTCAAACTTCAGCGTAGACGTGGACGCCTTGATGATGTCGGTAGAATTGCTCGTCACCAGCGGGTCGCCGAATGTCAGCTTGAACTCTCCGGTATTGTGGTCCCATCTCCACATCGCAACCTTGGTGATGTCGAGCGGGTCAACCTGATACTGGAAGCCGGTCCAGTAATTCGCTGTGGCGTTCAGCCAGCCGGAGTTCTGTTTCAGTCCCGCACCGCGCAAGCCCGCTTCTGTGTTGTCCACATCCGCCGCCGCTTGAGTTCCAGCGTTGTTTAAGTGAATGCCGTCGGGATTGCTCATACCGGGATTGATAACGCCATTCAAGGCGATTACCCTGTCGAAGTATTTGCCGGTTGCGAGAGCGTTCTTCGAACCTAGCTGCGTCCACATCCAGCTTGATTCTGCTTGCCAGTCATTCGCCTGATGCGTTGCGCTTATGCCGTTCGGATCGCTAAAAACAGCAGGAGGAATTGTGTGCACGCTCACTTGCACATTCGCGCCCTCGGCATGGAGGTCCTGCGCAAGCGTCAGAAAATTCGCCTCGTCCGTTGCTATGCCCAGCGAGTCATTTGTATAAAGGTAAACCGGAACAGGATTGCTACCCGCAGCCGTCACAATCGCAGCCATGATCGGGTGGATGGCCGCAGTATAATTTGTGACCAGGCTAGAGAGTGTTCCCTTGTATGTCGCGTTTGCATCTGAAAGGCCGTAGTTCTGACAGGTGACGTTCGAGAACCATTGCTCACCGCAAGCAAGGTCGGGCCAGTTCGTCGCACCTGCCCAATAGAGCATTCCCGAGCCTGACGAGCTTCCGCAGTTGCCCCAATTCGTCGTGTCGACTTCGAACTGCGAACTACTCAAACCCGAGGAGAGAACTTTAAAGGAGCGCCCTTCTAAGCACGATGGTGAGGTACCTGAATTGAATGTCACACTCTGACCTGGCGTGAAGGTATTTCCCGATGTGATCGTGCAGAGGTTCGCAGTGCAGGAGCTTGCACTCCCAGCTTCGTTCGCAAATGCCGTTACCGAACCCGATGCCGTCCCGCAGGATGTGCCAGAGATGACAAACTGAAACGTTGTTGCCGAAGTAACATTGCCTAAGAAACTGTTAAAGCATGACGGAGTTCCGGTGCCTTGGAATTGGATCAACTGCCCCGCTGCGTAGTTATTGTTTGCAGTGATGGTGCAGGTTCCTGAAGTACAACTATAGGTTGTTGGGAAAACCGTCGTATATCCGTTTACCAGAAATAGCGAGTTGCCAAAGAACGGAGCGACTGTCCCCGACGGGTAGCCGAAGGCAGCGCCATTGACCGTCACTACGCCGGTCCCGCCTCCCGGCGAGACAGTAATTCCTGTTCCTGCGACGATCTGTGTCACCCCGCCGGTCCCGCTGCAGGTTAAGCTGTTGCCAGTAAGCGATGGCGTGATCGTGCATCCCGATCCGGCGACGATTGGCGAGCTGGAGTGATAGCCCGTGCCATCCGTGCCGACCAAAGTCGTCTCCCCCTGGGGTAGCTGCGTCGTCACGCCGTCGTAACTGACGCCACCGGGAGGCGCAATGGTCAGCGTGCCGGCAGAAACCCCGCGCATGATGCCAACCGAGCAGCCGGTCGCGATCGCAGGCAAGGTGATGGTGATCGCGCCCGTTGCGTCGTCACGCAGAAACTGCCCGCACGTTGCTGTCGTGTTCGCGGTGATGATCGACCAGTTGACAGCGCTCCCTGTCGTGGTTCCGCGATACTGCCAACCATCTGCACCACATGTCCCGTATTTATTCGGGCTCACATCGGTGCGCTGGAAGGGCTGGCCGTAGTTCCCGGCCGCACAGGATTGAATCGGCGAGTCGGAACCGGTGATCGTGGTGAGCGGCCACTTGATCTGATTGGTCGGATTGATCAAGGTCTGAGCCGATGCAAGTGCCGACAGAAACACCAAGGCCGCAACAAGAATCTTACGCATGGAAAATCTCCTAGTTAACGCCGGAAGTGTACAGAATGGTGCTTTGCAAAGCCGTGGGCGGCGGCGCAACGATGGTATAGAGCGCGCTCGCGATCGAACTCGGCGCGTAGCCAATGGCCGTGGCGGAGGCGCGAACATACTCCGTGCTCGAAACGCTGATCGTCGTTGTGTATGTGGTGGATGGGGTGCAAGTGTTTGTCGTATCTGTGCAGTAAGTGATCGTTGAACTCGGAGTGGTATCGCTGATGGTCACTGCCCGCGTCGAGGGATAGGTTCCCGCCGCTGGTGCGAACGTTGGCGTGGCGGCGATGCTCCCGCCAGAGTTGTAGACCAACTCTGAAATCGGGCCCAGCGTCAGCACGCCCCCTGTGGACGAGACAGCTCCGGTTGTCCATATTCCCCCGACAAGTGAAGACGCTGCCTGCTGCGTGTTGAAAGCTGTTGTCGTCGTGCACGTCGATGTATCCGGGACCGCGCACCAGTCAATCTCTGAGGTGCCTCCATTCAGGGGGCAGCGCCACATCGTTCCGCCTGTGATTGAAGACGTGACGCATGCGCCAGCCGACGTCGCCGCGGCCTCCCATGCCGTCACTTGAACTAGCGCCTGATACCAGGGCGAGGCGGTTCCTGTCGGGCCGCACTTCCAGAGGCATCCCCACTGGTTAGTTGTTGGGGTCGGGTTCGTGTCCCATCCTAGGTAGAGCATATCCGTGACAGGCGGATAGTAATTCGAGGCTCCAGCGCCCGGCGCAGACGCGACCAATGCGGGCAACTCGCTCATATATGCGACACCGGAAGTATTGTCTCCGTTCAGCTGATTGACTTCGCCAAACCCGCCTTCCGAGATATAAACAGGCAGATGGCCCGACCAGCTTACCGTGCTCGATTGCTGCAACGCGACCGCCTCAAACTGCGTGACCTGATTCGCTTGCGAGACGTAACAACTATTCGTTCCAGTGCTTGCGGTAGGTGGAAGAGTGGGAACTGTAGTCGTTCTGCAGCCGTAGTTGTGGAAGGCCACGCCTTGATATAGACCAGCGTTCGCGGGCCCGATCAGCGTGAATTCTTCGGCTGTGTAGACGTCGTATTGAGGGTTGCCTGTTCCGTTTGCGCCCCAGATGGAAGAGACGGAGCCGATCAAAACCTTGGTATCCAAGCACCACTCGTGAATGATTGTCGCTCTGTCGTTCATCATCTGCACGAAGGTGCTTGGAGTGCTCGACCATCCAACGATGCTATAGCTTCCGCTGTAAGTGTTGACCTCATTGCCTGATTCATCGAAGCTCAGGTTTGGGCAACTGACCGGAGAGGAAGGCTGAGAACTCAACCCGGTGACGTGCATCATGTGCGCCGTCTCCCATTCCTTCATTGTGCAGTCAGTGGTCGTGGTTCCAGTCAGTACTCCCAGACATGCTGCGGAAGTATTGAGATCGGTCGGAGGGCCGTCGGTTGTGCTGTCGTTTAACCCCGTCATCCAATTTGGGTTTGCCTGCCGGGTGAAGTAGACCTTGCCGCCGTGAGATGTGATGGAGGAAACCCACGCATCATAGTTTGTCCAGTTATATGTTCCTCGAGTTGGGGAAATCTGCCGCACTTCAACGCCGGTCGCCGGCTGCATGCGGTCGTATAGGGGGTCAACAGGCATCCCGGAGCTGGTAGGCATCGTCTGACTATTCGCACCGCGCATCAAACCAAAGTTGGTCGCCTGGAAGGGAATGGTATAGGCTTGCGAACCGACAACACCGCTCGCAAGGGCTTTGATCGTTTGGGAGTTCTGAACATAGAGCGGGTATTGATAGACAGCGCTCAAAGTTGTTGGTGTAGTCCCGTCTGTCGTGTAATAGATCGCGCCCGTTCCTGCGAGCGTCACATACCCAGGGGCTGAAAGAGAGGTAGGCGAGAACGTGGCCCCTGATGAAATCGCGTAGGTCGCAGTAGCTACGCCCGAATCTGAGTATCCTGGGCATCCGATGACCTTGGCGTAATAGGTGCCCGCATAGTAATTGTTCAAGGCCTGTGTGTTGTAGTTGCTGGTTGTCGGCGGATTTGAAGCGCCCCACCAAATATACGGGGTGCATCCATAAGTGGACGTTGCAAGAGTGATGGCGTACCCGTAGGGGTATGCGCCGCTCGCGGGCGTCCACACGGGCGTTGCTGCAGGGCTGGAGCCGCTATATGTGGCACTTGCCACTGAGCTATTTACGTATCCAGCCTCAGTTCCTATGGCCGTCAGCGTGGTGGGATTTACAGTGACACTCTGAGTTCCGGTGATGGTGAAGGTGGGAGAACCGTCGCAGGTTCCAGCCGTGGTTGCAGTTGGCGTGCCGCCATCATTCCGTCCACACAAGGTCGCTCCGCCGGTTGAGTCTGTAGTGGTCACAGTCTGAGGAGGAACGCCACTAGAGGGCGAGAAAGACGGTAGCGAGACTTGCGGTGGGCCGCCAGCCACAAGGGGGTGTGGGTAGGTGTAGGGCTGATAGATCGCCGCCCAGTGATTCGCGGGGGAACCGTCGCAGACATAGAATGTGTTTGTATCGGTGGCCCAATAGCCTACGCCATAAGATCCTGTTGGACTTGAGTTATACGTGCCTCCCGGTCCCGCCGTGCATGTCGAAGGACGCGCAGAGAGTAAGCCTGAGCCGGTGCCTGCTGCACCCGTGAACGATCCACTTTGCGCTGACTGATCGTAATAGAAATCTAAATTGTTGACGCTCTGATCGCCCCAGATCAGATAGGTCGCACCGTTGATGGTGTTGTTCCAGTAGTACATCGGCTCAAGATATTGATGCGGCCATGCGATTGTGCCGGTCACTGAGTTCAGCCTCGAAGGGGACGCCGGGGGAAAAGCCGCGCCGTTCATCGCCTGCGTCTGCTGTCCTCTGCCGATCCCGTCCAGGCAGGGCTTGCCAGTGCCGGTATTATTGTTGCCGTCCCACGGCGACCCTACGCCGTTCCCGTTGACCGTCGTCCCGCAATATCCCCAGCCATTCGGGGTGTTGGTTTCGCCTTCGTCTCCAGATTCGCGGTCGCCGCCAAAGTCAGAGAATCGATAGGCGGTGTTTGCCGCCATCGTATTGCCCCAGATCAGCGCCGTGCCTCCCTTGGCTCCGACAACACTAGAAGCCTGATAGGGGCTGCCAGGGCCCGTGAAGTAGTTGTTATATGCTTCATAGCCTCGACATCCGCGTGCCGGTCCTGCGGGAGTTTTTGTCCCGTGCGTCTGGACTGCAACATAGTTGTCATTCAGGGTGTTGTGGCGCATCACGAAAAATCCAGCGGCCGCGCAATCGTTCGGAGCCCCCCCGTTGAATACATTGTCCTCAATAAACATCGCCGCCGCGGTTCCCCACGGTGTCGCGGTCATAAAGGTTCCATCCCCGTTTCCAATGAAATCGCCGACGGGGTTGTTCGCGCGAAAGCCGTTCGAGGTATAGCCCGAGCAACTCGTCCCCGAAGAGCCGTTGCAAGTGCTCATGTCCACCAAGTTGTGATCGAGAACGCCCTGATTGCGCCCATTCCACTGCACCCACGCGGTACTTACGCCGCTTGGATAGGTTTCATTGTTGTAGTGAGAGTGATCCTGCCGGACATGCTGAGAGTTTCCTTGAATGGTCACCAAGCCGTACTTCGATTGAGTCGAAGAGCCGCCCTTGAACGTGAGGCCTGTGATGCGCAAATAGCTGCTGGCCGCTCCTGTGTTGATAGTGATTAACGCCTGCCCCGTGCCGTTATTCCAGCTATCCGCGATGACCGAGTTGTCGGTTGCGGAGCAGGCATAGCTGGAAGTTCCCGACGTGCCTGTGCATGTGACCGTCGTTGCGCCTTGAATGATGAGGGTGGTCACCGCCGAGGGAATGGTATACGTAATCCCTCCGGTCCATGATGCGGTGCTGGTAGGGATGTTGACCGTCACCGTGGCATTCGTGTTTCCAGTCGAAGGCAGCGCCGCAAGGATGTCGACCTCGGACGCACTCGCGGCATTGCAAGTAGCCGTCGTGCAGCTCTGGCCAAAGACTGACGACGCGCAGAGCAGAAGTAAAATCGGGATAATTCGTCTCATCAAAACCTCAGAAGTAATAAACGAAGATGAATTTGTCGGTGCTGACTGCAGCGACAACTAGAGTGATATTCGCCCCCGCAATCGTGAAGTCGGTCGTGAGTTCGATTTCCTGACCATTCTTGAACGCCACGATAATCAACACCGGCGTGTTCGCGAGCGTCCCCGCAGTTCCGGTAAAGGTCACTGTCTCGCGAGTGGGATAAGGAACTTCGGCCGAGACGTTCACCGTCGAAGAGCCGCCATCGTTCTGCCAGAGGGCGTTGATCTTGCCGGCACTGCTTGCTGCAGGCGTCGTATTAGAGAAGTTGATGATCGAAGCTGTCATGTGAACCTCAGACGGTAGATGGAACGCCGGTAGGCGTGTAGGCGTAGGCGGGAACGTCGGTCAAGGACTGTGCCGCCGAGCCGAATTCGTTGAAGCTGAGAACCTTGAAATAAAGCGTCTGGCCAACCCAGACCGCATCCATGTCGACCTTGAGAATTCCAGTACCCGCCGGCGAGAGGAATGCGAAGCGGCTGCCGGAAGGATGATCGATGCCGTTGCCTATACTGTCGGGCGCATTGAAGACCGCGCGGCGTAGATGGCTGCCGGCGGTGGCTTCGAGCGTGTACAGACTTGTGCCGGTGAGCAGCGCATTCGCATAGGTCATCAACTCGTAGCCAAAGTTGCCTGACGAAGCGATGGTGACCCCATTCATTTTGATGGTGGTGTTCGAGAGCAGCGCAATGGTCGTACCGTTCATCTTCACGATGAGCTGCTGCCCCGCCACATAGCAGGGATAAACGAAGTTGTCTTCGTCCGAGACCGCGTAGCTTTCGAGCATCCCGTTTGATTCCGTGAGATCAAGCAGCAAATTGTTCGCTGTATCTGGATCGGTCGCCGCTGGCCAGTCCGCGGTTAGAACTCCAGTTGTCGCGTTGCCGATTACCGGGCTGCCCAGCGGGTTGTAGCTCGCCCCGCCATCAGTTGAAACATAAACCTGAGAGCCCCCGTAGTTCGTCGCGCTCGAACTGATCACCAGCCAGAGTTGAGCCTTGGTCCCTGAATAGAGGCGCGAGACCGGCTCCATGATGATTGGCGGGTTCACATTGCCAGCCGTCAGATTCACCGTGCCGTTGCCGCTATAAGGGGTAGGAGTCGTTACCGGCAGAATCTGCGGAGCATGAATCCCATACACAAACGGCTCAGCCTGGCAGGCGATTTCTAATTTGTCGTCTTCCTCCCAGCTCGTCAGCCTGACAGGAACTTTCACAATTCCCTGCGAACGATCGGTGATCGTCACCAGGCTCATCGAATTCAATGGGGCCCAGCGCTGATTGAGTGAGAACTCATAGCTCATGTTCTCGACGTAGTTCATGCGCCGGATGAGGATCCTCAAGATACTTCGTGCAATCACTACATCCTGCACCGCGTCATTGACTGTCGGGTCTTCCTTGCGCACCCCATAGCGAACGATTCCAGCCGCGTCTGGCTCAGCCGTTGTGACTTGCTGATAAGCCGAGACCCGGTTGACGTGCTGCATCTGGAGGACCGTATAAATCTGATCGCCAACCCGTGATTTCCGGGTGGCCTTGATAGCAGGTTGGCCCTTTTGGGTAACGAAGTCGCCGTTGTCGACATCAAGATCAGCTACTGGCCCGGAAGCTGTCGGAGAGATATAAACTGCTCCGTTACCTACTGCAGAGACTTCAGAGCGCGGATGGAGGTAAAGCTGGTGGCCAGAGAACACCGGTGCGCAATCTGCCGCATCGCAGAGGTCTTGAATCCAGTCCCGCGCGGCCTTCTGCGCTGTCATACTCAAAGACCCGAACAATCCCCCGGCACGGCACTGAGCCCGCACCAGGTCCATCGAAGGGACATTGATGAAACTTCCGCCCGGCTGAGGAAACTGAGGAGCGTCGAGATACTTGATGCTCAGCATCGCAAGCGCGGTCGGGTCGGTTCCCGGTGCCGTGAAGCTGTAGCTGCCCGGATTCTTGACGATCCTTCCGTGAGCTTGGAACGTGGCCAGAGCCTTCGCATAGAAATTGGCCGGTAATAGCGCTTCCCACTTTGCCACCTGAGATGAGGCTGGAGAATCGCCGCCATAGAACGGCACGGAAAGAAGGAAGGCGGGCCAGCCTGCAGCGACCGTGGTCCCGATCGAGCCCTTCCGAGCGGTCGTGCCGCCAGCCTGCACTGAGAATGAGCCACCGGTATCCGTAATGATTGGCGTGGAGCTGGTGACCACCGTGGCCGGGGTGAATCCTCCAGTGTTTCCGAGGGCCACCTGAAAGTTGGGATCTCCTCCGCCGGGAGGATAAGAATTGAACTGGCCACCGCTGCGGAAGCGCGTCGGCATCGCCCAGGCAACGCCCTGACCGCCAGGAATGGTAAACGGCGGAGGAATCGGTGGCGTCCCGGAAGGAACGTGCGCGCTAGTGTAGTAGACGGCTACGCCCACCGCGCTGACATCGATCTCATCCACCGGGGTGTAATCGAAGATCGGCCCCGTCGACGCGCCCAGATAGGCGTTGATGCACAGATTGGTGAGTGCCGAAAGAAGCGTCCCGACCGATCCGCCATACATCTCGGTAGAGCTGAATGAACTGCTGCCCCCACCAAATACGGATGCGCCGGCTGGGTTGGTATAGCCGTCGGTCGGAACCAGGCTCGTTCCGTAGCTGATCCCGGAAGGCGCATGGTTGGCCGTGTAGCCTGCGACCATGACCGGGTAAATACCCTGGATCACCGCATCCGAAGGCAGCGGCTGCACCATTTCGAACGTATCCCAGAGAGCCTCGACATAGATCAAGCCGAGCGGTGCTGAATAATTCTTGAGAACCGTTCCTGATGCGTTGGTGATCGCGCCTGGAAAGACGGTGGTGTAGGAATCAACGGCAACGTTCGCCTGTCCGACGCCGCCGATTTCCATGATGCAGACTTCGGAGGGCTGGCCAGCGCCTGAGACGGTAACCGTATTTGTTCCGCCCGCGGCCGTCGCCCACCAAACCTGATAGGCAGCCAGACTGCCGGGCCAGATCGGATTCCAGGCTTCGCCGTTCGAACTTGCAATCGAGAGCGCAGCTTGACCGGTTGCCGAGCACACCAGGATATTCCCCTGCGTGTTCGGCATGTCGTAAAGCATGGCCGGGAGGCCGCTTGCGTTATTACTCGTTGCCAGCTTCTTCTGAATCGTGCCCGGAAGGTTGTAGCAGCCGGTCCCGTGCTGCGTGGCACCAAAGTTGAGATTGCTTCCTAGCGCAGCCTGAGTAATGCCGCTCTTGACGACATCCTCAATGATGTCAACAAAATCACAGTCCCCACCCGAGGAGATGCCCCACTTGGCTTGCACTTCCTGCTTGATGGCCGGGATAGTTCCGGTTGAGCCGAGGTCAATTTCGGAGGATCCAAGACCTGCGTAGTGCGGATAAAGGATCTGCTGCGTTGCGAGCGGTGTCGACGTACCGGCGACGTTGCCGTCGTATTCGTCGCCTGAGCCGAGAATGTTTTCAAACGCAAGGCGCATGCGGGAGATGGGCGGCTGGTACTTCGTGGCCCGCACCATCTGGGTGTAGTAAATCCGCAGCGTTCCGGTCGGAAGAGCTCCAAAGGCTAGATTATCGATGTGAATCATTGCCCCATCGGCGAGCGGGTTCCAGCGATAGCAATAGGGGAAGTTTCTCGGGTCTGAGCTTGCGGTCGGGTCCGGACCAGCGAAAAGCTGGTTCCACAAAGGGACTTCGAAGGTACCCGTTAAAGTTTGTGACCCATGGCTTCCGTAATCGTTGAAGGTTTCGCTGTACGCAACTTCGAGCGTGACGCCGGTGATTGAATAGAAATATGGGTCAGGAACCGTGAAAACGCCCGCAGTTCCTGCCGTCGCCGTCGTTGTGTAAACCTGATCGCTGAGCGGAAGAATCGCCCCGTTGTTCCAGGTTTGGAGCGCCATCAGAATAGGGTTTTTGCCTATCAGGAAATTGATGTTTTCGCAGAAAGCAGTCATGCCCTTTTTCATCTGCTTGAACTTCTTGATTGAGCCGCCCTGACGCAGATTGTTGGCCCAGATCGCATAGAGCGGCGTCTGGCAGCGTCCGTACGGTACAGGGATAACGAGCCCATAGGTCGAGGCCTGCAGCATCGATCCGAAGGCTGTAGGTCGCTGGGAGGCTTGATTCTTGCCCGCTTGCATTAGCGCAGCCTCTTCTTTGTGGTCTTCAGATATTCAGTCCAGGCCGCCGCAGCCTCTTTGCTGATCGGAGCGCATGGAGATTTACCGGCCTCAACCGTTTCGCCCCAACTGGAAGGCTGCAGCATCTGATCGAAAATCATTGCGTCGGCCCCCCATGGATCAAAGATTGCCATTTCGGTAAATGCCGTCATTGGGTGCAATGTGGCCCGCATCTCCGCAACGCGCGGGTGCACGGCATGAATACAGCGCGGCCACTGCGTCACGATGGCACCGTGGTTATAAAGCGTGCTGCTGACAACCTTGAACAAAACCAGATCACCCGGTAGGGCGGGGATGTCGTGTCCCCGACATATACCCTTCCACTTGAGCGGCGCGAACTTGCGCAAGGCCTGCTCGTACTTGTCGGCCGCGGCATGGCAAAACCAGTCGTTCGAGAGAAATCCAAGATCTCGGATGAGCTGATCCATCTCCACGGGGCCGCATTTCTCAATGCCGAGCAGGTTTTCAGAGAGCAACGTTCCGCAGTCGACGCCCGCGCCTTTGATCCGTCCAGCGCGCACGTAGGGCGTGCCAATCCATGTGCGCGCGATTTCAACGGCTGTGCCACGTGGAACTATCACGCGGCCGTCTCCGGCGCTGGCACGTAGGGAAATCCGTCGTAACCTGTGTCGCCGAGGTTGATTGGCGCTCCCACGCTCACATAGAACGTGTCGACTCCAGGAGTGGGAGCCCATGGCAACGGGGAGTAGAGCTGAATTTCGGTGTGATTGTGGCTCCCGTCGTACCAGCCGAGGTTGCGGCCGATGATCGAGAACTGACCTTGCAAAGTCGCTCCATCTCCCCCGTTGAACACGATGTAACCGTCGTTCAGGTCATTCGTATGCGGAACGGACATCGGAGTCGGTGAAATCTGATCTGCGTAAATGACTGATTGTGTTGTGCCTGCCCCAACAATCACGCTGAATTGAGGCATCACGCTGAATTCTGGAGGAGGCACGCCGCCCGAATAACTGGCTAACGTGCTCGTCACCTCGATGATTCCGGTGGGTACCTTCTGATTCAGCGCATAGAGGTATGAGTTAACTTCAAAATCTATCGATCCAACCGTCGAGGGAATATCCCCGATCCAGCCGGCAAACCATTCCGCTGCTCCAAAGGTGTCTGCATCTCCTGGAGTTGGCATGTACGTCCGCCACATCCGCACCCGCCAGTTGTCGAAGAAGCCCAGCCGGGCAAGCTGATATGGCGAAGCGGTTGCTATCGATGTCGTAATTGTCTTGTTGCGCGGCGACCAGGTCAGCGAAAGTGATTCAGCCTCAAGTCCTATTGCACTGCGAATGGATCCACGTTTGATGACTGTCGACTGAAACGTTCCCCAAAGTGACCATTGGAGGGGAGATTCATAGTTTGTCAGCCAGAACGCCGCCGGATCGTCTGGTTCCCCAATTAGATACAGGTCAGCAGCCCAGATGCGCTTATTGGCTTTGAGGTAGGCATAGACCGTCGCGCTCGTGTCGACGCCGGCGCCTGATAGAAATTTCTTCATTGGCTAAACCTGCGGAATCCGCGAGCTGCAGAACTTGAGGGATTGCGAGCCGAGCCGCGAGTTCGAGCCGCCGAGCGTCCATATCTGCGTGGCGAACTGCTCAAAGTCGAGCGAATCATCTTCGAGTCGGCAGCGGAAATAGAAGTTGAATTGCGCGGAAACGGGGCCAGTCGGAGCGGTTGCCGCTCCCCACGCCAGATACATGCCCATGAAGGATGAGCCAGATACCGCGAGGCCCGGGCCTTCTACTGTGTACTGTCCTGCTCCGGTTCCCACCGTGGCGAGCACTCCGTTCGCGTAAACAACGATTGCCCCGTTCAGGTCGGTGATGTCTTCGAGGAAGCCGCCCATGTTTCGCTGGAGCGGGGAAAAGTAGTTCGTCCCATCCGTCACGACCTGAAGTTCAGCATTCACGTTTGGGGCAGATGAGATCAGAGCCGGGCCGACGTAATGATCGTTCGTGTCAGTAAACAGGAAATCGCCTGCAGACCCGCCGAGTGCGAGCTGCAGGCCGACAAGGTTCTGATATTCGGTGGGAGTGAGCGAAACGGTGTCGTCTACGAAGTCGAGCACTACTTCCCAATGCCAGTAGGGATTCCGCGTCTGTGAGATGCGGGTGTCCATCTTGTTTGGTGAGTCCTGAATGATCGTGTTGAATTCCGAAGTTTTGAGCAACGGAAATGTGATCCCGGACAGGCTGGGAAATATGGGTACTGTCATGCGCGCACCTGAAGAAAGGGTTAAATTGTTTGGTTTTTAGAGCTTGCCGCGTTTTCTGAGGTTCTGAATGCTGCGCTGGGTTTCCTGGGCAGAGCTGGCTTTGCCGCCGTAGAAGTGCTGGTTTACTCGAGCGTTGACGGTCGAATTGTTGGTCGGGCCTTGGCCAGCGCTGGCGTTGCTCATTACGCGGTCGAAGGTGTTTGTCATGCCAGATGTCATCACGCGCTCGCCGCTGTGCGCGACGATGGGAACGGCCGAGCCAAAAGGACCGCCTACCACGCCGCCATTTGCGAATGCCTCGACCGCCGCGAATGCAACGGCTGCAGCAGCGGGAGCGAGAACGGGTCCGATGATCGGGATGCCGACTACAGCCGTATATGCACCCCTGGCAGCCTTCGCCGCGTCCGCCATTTTTGAGCGCGCGTCCTGCGCCTCCTGGGTTGCCGCAGCGGTCGCATAAGCGACTGCTTGCTTTAGCAAATTTTCAATCAACGTTTGAGTCATACCCTCGAGGGTCTTCGCCCAGCTCTTCGCGAGCGATTCCTGTCCGGTGATCCACATGGCGGTGTTCTTGGCAAACACCTGATTCATGCTGTCGAAAGCCTTGTTCCAGTCCTTCGTGTAGGCAGCGGCGGCTTTCTGCTGCTGCTGGATCAGCGCGGCGTTATGCTCGCTTTGCAGCCTAAAGATTCTGTCCTGAACTTCAGCCTGCTTATTCTCAGTATTTCCGCCCATTCCATCGATCTGCTGAAGTCGGCGGAGTTCTTCCTCGAGGACCTTGATTTGATCGCCATAAGCTTTGGCTTTGATCTGGGCGAGTTCATATGCCGCTTTCTGTTTCGTGATCGCGCTCGTTGCCAGATCGTATTGCACCCGCGCTTCGGCTACTTTGGCGGCTGCCTCGATCTGAATCTCAGCGCTGCGGGTTGCGGCCTGGGCGGCTTCCTCCTGCTGCTTGAGGTCCTTCTCCCATGCGGCAGTGACTTCCTCGTCGATCTTGTCGCTTTCTTCCTGTTCCTCATCGAGAGCCTTCTTTTCCGCTTTGCGCTCCTGCTCAGATAGCTGCGCGAGCTTGCCGACGATTTCGGCATATTCAGAACTGGCCTTCGAATAGTTGGCCAGCCGCGTCTGCCAGAACGCCTGCTCTTCCTCAAGCGTGAGTTCATGGGAGATTTTGAGCTGATCAAATGCAATCTTGTCGGCACGCATGCGCGCTTCGTCGGCACCGTTGCCTGCCCCTTTTCCTTCGGTGCGGGTCTCTCGCTGGCCTGCGATCTCACCTTTGAGTTGGAGGTTGTTTTTCTCCTCGATCAGGTTGATCTGTTCCCCTAGCGCATCCTTATAATGAGCGTTCGCCTCTTCCTGATCTTTACGTAGCTTGCCAATGCCTTCATGAGTGAGCTTTGCAACTGCGTCTTGCGCGGTAACCTGCTTTTCAATGGCTTCGTAGATTTGAACCTGAAGAGCTTTGGTCTTTTCGAGCGCGTCTATCCGCTCCTGTAGCTGCTGGGACTTAAGATCGTCCGCCGCTTGCTCTCCAGCCGATGAGGCTTCGCTCGCCGCGCGAGAATAGGCAGAGGCGTTTTTCGAATTCTCTGGACCCAAACCTTGCGTCTTTTGCTTGTATGTATCGACGTTCGTGTGGAGGCGGACGTTCTCAACATCTAGCGACTGTTTTTGAGTTTTTTCCCTGTCTCGATCCGCGGCGAGCTTCATCAGCTCTTCATCGGTCTGCTTGATCTCGTTGCCGAATCCATGCATTTCGGCAGCCGCACCGAGGAGCCAGCCGCCGCCCAATTCCCGCCCTAGGGATGCGGCATCGTCACCAACTTTGACAAGGCTTTTCCCGACTTCAAACAGGATGCCAACCAACGCCAGCGCGCCAACGACAGGGAAAGCTGCCTCCAGGGCCGGTCCCAACCCGAGCGTGGTAGTCAGGAAGCGCTCTCCAGCGCGGATATTGTGATCGAAGTTCCCTTGCAATTCACGTAGTGCGCCAGAGGCCGCAGCGAATTGAGGCACTGTATGAGATGCGGCTGCGCCAGCACCGGCCTGCGCTCCGGCCATAGCCCGCGCGGAAGCCGCTGCGCCAGCGTTTACTTCCGCCATGGCTGCGGCTGCACTCGCTGCCTTTGCCTGGGCTTGCTGGAGTTCGGCTTCGTATCCTTTGAGCGCTTCCTGTGCCTGCGCACTGCCCTGCGCTGCCGATGCCCCGAGTTGCTCGAATGCTGACTTCCAATTCGCTTCAGCCTGCTTCAGAGCGTCCGATGCGGACTTGGCTTCATTCTTCAGGCTCGAAAAGTCGGCTTTGACGCCTACTCCAATCAGCATGTCATCGGCCATCGGAGATCCTTTCGAACATGAGAAAAGCCGCCCGAAGGCGGCTTGTGAAGAGCAGAGGAAACGGGGGTTAGCGGACGACTCCGAGGTAGGCGAGGACTCCGAACACCACCCCAAGGACAACCGCGAACATTAGATTGCCGTAAAACACTCCCAATGCGATCTTGCCAACTGTCAGCGTTTGCATGCCGCGCAGTCTACCATCCGGGCTCATTGAAGTCCAAGAACTTCGAAATCATCCACCGGAGTGGAGGATGTTCGCCCCAGCAGTTGAGCAGCGCGGTAGCGTCCGGATAGGGCATTTCCCAAACCGAGAGCGGATCGATTCCGCCATCGGTAACCAGGCGAACGAAGAGCTGCTCGAAATCTAGCCGTTCGCCTTCGCTTCCCCCAACAACGTGATTCCGGTGATCTCTGCGACCGTCCGGTAGAGTTCATTGACATCAGGGATGAAGTAGGAAGATTCAAAATCATCAATAGTGATACCGCCTCCGGCGTTGTGGATAGCATCGACGCAGGCACCGACCGTAGCGTCAATGTGCTTTTCAGCCGCTACGAGAGCGTCCATGTTTCGGACCTGTTTGATCGTGAGCGGCTCGATCTTGACCATCTGCCCGGTTGAGAGAGTGACTTCTTTCATGTCGCGCGCCTCCGATTTGCGAATCCGGGCGGAATTTGATTACCGCCCGGAGGTAATAAAAGGGACTTATATACTTGACTCCCTATTTGCCCTCGGGACGCTTGTCTAAGCCTTTTTCCGCGAGGATTTCAGATACGTCGTCGATGTGCAAGCAGTCACACATACATGCGTAGTCATTGGGAGGCTGAATAGCCGCGATATTCCCGTTGCAGTAGTCGTTCCCCGGTGTCGCGCTGTGGAGGACACCAAAAGATACAACCGTTCCGCCTTCTAACTTGACGATCCTGTCGCCGTTCTTCGCTTCACGTCCATTACGATAGTGCATGTCATTCTCCTTTGCTCCCGAGGGAGTCAAGTATGTAATTCCCTAAAATTACAGCCAAATTGCCACTATGGCGTTGCGAGGTTATCGACGTAGAGCACGCCGGTTCCTGGGTCGTACACCTTCATGTCGAAGTCCGGGTAAACGATCTCGCCCTGCTTGAATGCCAAACTGAGCTTGTTCGAGGAGCAGCGGAAGCAGCGGCGCTGGTATCCGCCGTCTGTGGGATTGGACAGAATTACCTCAAAATAGGGCGCTTCGCTCTGGAGGGACGTCGGTACGCTGACCGTCTGGCCGGTCGTGATGGTGTAGCTATAGGTGATCAGCACGACTGCTGCCGCGTCGGCCGTGGCGAAGGTATAGACGCCCGCCGCAACCGAGTACTGACCGATCGTTGGAGAGGTTGCCACCAACTTTAGCGGTTGGCCGGTAGCAGCGTAGTCGACGCCCTGATCCTCCGTGAACGTCGCCGAATTCGCGACCGTCACTTGGAAGGGAGTCGTAGGCACAGTCGCGACTTCGTTGAAAACCGAGAGCGTTGCCCCGGTGTTCACCGTTCCGCCGTAGTACATATCAGAAAAAAGTGATAAGTTGATGCGGGCGAACTTGGCTTTGATTTCCGTTTTGCGCTGGCCCCGGAAGTTGCGCAGCGGCGAAGAGCCAGTCGACATCAAATCCTTGTTATCGAAGGAATCGTCGAAGGTGGCTTCCTGAAGCTGCCCGAACTTGCGGGGTGTGGGGTTGGGGTTGGCGGTGGTGGCGGCTGCTTTGCCGACCATAAAGCCTGCTGCAAAAAGATTCATTGGGATGCTCCTTCAGATTGTCAGAATGTTCACGGGGATAATCCCCACACTGAGCTGCATCCCGTCGCCAGGCAGCCCGACAGTGCGCTCGACTTTACCCTCGACATAGGCCGAATCGACCAGTCCGCCGAGCGTCTGCTTTGCGCCAGGGTACGGAGGAGCGATTGCTTCGAGGACTGCCACAATCGCCCGGTTCAACTCGCGGGTCGGAAGGGTGATTTCCGATCCAACGACTTGCGGCGCGCCGTTATTCGCGAGAACCATCACGAGATCGACGCGAAGCTTGTACTGATACCGGCCGCCGATGGTAGGCACTGCCGGATGCATCTCAAACGGCAGCTCTTCCTGGAAGAGAACCGGTAATTCGCCTTGCGCCAACTGATCCAGCGTTTTTGGTACCCGGCTGATGGCCTGAAACGTATGTTGATTCCCGTCTTCGCCGAGCCATTGAGGCTGGTTGGCGTTCACTAGAATGAACAGCTGCGCGTAAATTGCTTCGAGATCCCTCACCTGGCCGACTGGATTCATGGCTTGGCTGCCTCCATTGCTCTTGCCAGGCCTGCCCGAATTTCGCCAATCATGGCGTCACGCGCAATAGCCAGATAAGGCCGAGCCGGAAACTTTGAGCCCGGATGATTGACTTGGCGCCTAAACATCGTCACGCCGCCCATAGTGAAGGCCAAAGTCTTTGCGTTCACTGCCTCAATGATGTGTGCGCGGGTTTGGCCGCCGAGTTCGAGAATCCGCGCATAAGGAGCAGTGTTTGACGTCGGAACTCCAACGCGCCCAACGATTGAGGTTCCCTGCTCTTCGGTTTCGCTGATGACGTTGCGGACAAGGTTGCCGGTCCGCTGATTGATCACTTGGCCGTGCATGGTAGTGGTGACGGCGTAATTTCTGAGCCCCAGCATCTGGGCTTTCATTTCGGTGGCAGCCGCTGCGTACATGCGGTAATAGCCACCTTCAAACTTATCGGCAGATTCCTGCACGCCTACGATCGTGTAATCGACCCTCACAGGCCGACCAAAGCATGATTTTTGTAATTATTGAGGACCGTCAAAACGCCCGGCGCGATGTCTTTCTGTGAAAACTGTGCAGTTGTGACACCTTGCATCTGCTGGGTAATCGTGCCCAGCTTTGGCAAACGGCGGAAGCTGAAAATGACTTGATCAATGACCGCCCGCTCGACGTCAGCGGGGATATTTGCAAAGCCGGCCGTATAGTTCAATTGAACGTTCTGCCTGCCCTTGATGAAGCGATAGCAGCCAGTCAGATAGATCGCGAGCGCGTCAAAAACGAACCCTGTCGAAGCAATCGTCACACCGCTGACGACAATGCTTGAAACCGCGGTTACTGGAAAATAAGCTGGCAAGATCGAATCGCCGCCCTGACCGTTGCGGTTCTCGGTATACGTGGCAGTGACGAGCGCGCCGCGGTTGGCCTCATTCAGAAACCACGTTGAGATTTCGGTAATGAGTCGCGAAAGTTGCGCATCGTTCGCGGTTTCAACAATAACTGCGTCCTGCTTGACGTTTGCGAGCGTGGTGAGATCTGCCATTTATGCCTCCGCGCGTTACACTGCCGAGAACACCGGAGGAAGATGTCCCCGGCAGCTTTGCTTGGACCGATCCCGGCGCGAGGCGCGGTCCAAACTTCGTTAGGCCTGCCCGACGTTCTGAATCAGGGCTTGCGACCATGGAACGTAGTTGATCAAGCCAAAAGACCCATACTGCCCACGCCCGCGGGTGCGGGTGACCAACGGCCACTCGTATTCGGTCCAGTCCCGGCTGCGTGACTGCAGGCGGTAGGGAATCGGCACGTTTGGCGTGGTGTAAGGCAGAGAAGTCGAAATAAATCCGATAGTCCCGACCGGGAAGAACGGATGCACTTCGAGCTTGATGATCTTCTTTGTGATGGGGTTGATGTACGAGCCCGCTGTGGCATTGGCAATCACATCCACTCCGCCCGACTTGGCGTCGAGGTTGAAGCGGAACAATGGAGCGCCGCCACCGGAGATCACGCGGAAGTTCGCGAAGGTGGAAGTGCCGGCATCCGTATAGATGAGGTCCGGATCGAGCTTGAAGCGCTGATACATGTTGATCAGCGCCAAGTCGATCTGGGTGATGCCGGCTGCTCCGTTCGAGGTCAGATTTGCCCCGTCGAGAGAATTCCAATAGGCACCGGAGTTCGACTGCGCGGTCTGCGTGAACAATCCGTCATAGACATAGCTGTCGATTGAGAAGTCGGTTGCCACTTTGGCATCGTTCGCGAGCTGCGTGCCAGCTGCGGGCGCAAGCAACACCATCGAGTTGACGGAGGTGATTGCAGCCAGAGCTGCTGCTGCCTTTGACGTTCCGACAAACCACGCATAGCCGAAAGCACCGCGAACCGCCTGAACCGTGGCAGCAAGTGAGCCGACACCGCCAAGCGTGATGGCGTTCGAAGCAGCAGAGACCGCAGAGTTGCCGCCGTTGATGGTCTGCGAAGCACCATCATTGGTGGTCACCGTGAACTGACCGGCAACACCGTTCACGACGCTTGAATTGCGCACGCCTTGATAGGTCAGCGCCACGCACCAGACGTTGTAGGTAGCCGCTGCGACTGTCCCAACTCCGCCCGCATTGTTGGTCAGCACCGGAGTGGGGCTGGTACCGAGCGCGGTCTGCGCAGAGCCGCCGGCGCGCATAATGTTGCCGCCGTTGCCGAACAGTGCAAGCTGCTCTTCTTCCATCAGGTTCGAATTCAGGAGTGTGGTCATGAGAACCGCACGCGCGTCATCGAAGCTGTCGGCTGCATCCTCACCTTCAAAGGTGGTCGAGCCGTCCTGGCCGACCGTGCGGTAAGACACCGCAACGTCCTGCTCAGTGAGCGACACGTCGCGACCGCGCTTGCCTTCGAGGATGCCAATGCCGCCAGATACGGGGCTGATCGAGGTCAGTAGTTTCGCATTGAAGCTTGTGCCGCCCTTTGTCGATACGCGGCGAGGCAGATATTTGTTGCGAAACGGGGTGAGCACCGGATAAACCTGCTTCAGGAGCGGTTCCAGATCGTATGCAACGATCCCGGTGGAAGTGGAGATGGAGGCCTTCGAGGCCATCAGCGAGCCGTTGGCCTTGGCGATAATTTCCTCAATCCGATCGGTGTAATTCATGTTTCTCCTAGGCCCACGGCTGTTTAGGCCGGGAGGTCTTGTTTTTGAGAGGTGGAGTCGCGCGCCAACGCAAATACGAACCGGGCGCCGAATGACGCCCGGATGAGACTGGTTACCGGGAGTTACCGGCCGATATTAAGCTCGTTTGCTGCAATCGCCTTCGGCTTGGATAGGATCGACTTCGCGATCGAGGCAGGGTCCTTGGGGTCGACGGCTACTTCATCTTTCTTGCCGCCTTCGCCTTCCTTGGTGACCACTGCAAGCGCTCCCGCGCCTGCGCTCTTCAGGGCAACTGGTTCGCTGCCGAGAGCTTTTGCGATGCCCTCAAAGCCCTTGACGAAAGATTCGCCAAGCGCTTTAACGGCCTCATTGGTTTCCTTTGCAAGTGTCAGGCTGGCAGCCGCATCTTCCTGGGCCTTTGCGAGCTGTGCCTTCTCGGTTTCATTCATGAGTTGTTCTCCGGTTTCCGGGCTCGCGCCCTTGAGTTTCGGCACGATGGCCGCTTTCTCCGAGGGCTTTTTACCCTCAGAATCTTCATCGCTGTCATCGGCGAAATGGTTCATCGCGGCGGATGCGGTTTTGTGAGCTTTCGAGATAGCTTCCGCGCACTCATGGATTCCACCATGCTCACATTTGCCATCCATGCAGCCGGAGACACTGTTGAGCGCCTTCATGCACTTCGAGATGGCATCGAGTCCTTTGGTGCCAGCCTTCTCCACGACGACTTCAGTATTTTTAGCCACGATGGGCTCCTTTTCTACGGCAGTCGCCGTCTTGAATTTGCGTTGCTCTGATGCGCCACCAGCTTTGACGGCGGTGAAGACTGCAGTTTCATTGCAAGGTAGATCGCAGACTGACCATTCAATCGGCGAGCAGGTAAAGCGCTTCGCTCCTGAAACGTCGGGGTCGCTCCACTTGTCGCCAATGACCGGACCGCAGATCGAGAAACCGGTGTATGTTCCGTCGAGGCACTTCGTCCAAGCCGCATCGTCAGAAATGAAGGAAGTAAGAATTACGAGCTTTTGAGCGTCATCGAAAACGACTGGCTCTGACAGCTTGCCGACCGCTGAAAGCTGATGCATCTCGCGGATGTTGCCGTAACTCTTGCCCTGGCTGCGCACAAATGCACCGGCAGACCATGCTTCGATGTAGGGCTTCGAACTCGCATAATCGAAAATCTCGCCTTCAGCGTCGAGAGCTTCTGAAGCACCAATTCCAGTGACGGTGCGCTTCTCCTCATCGACCTTCGAGATCTGCAAGAACAGCCGCTTCACCTGATTAATCATCCCAGCCCTCTTCCCCGAAATAAACCAAGCGGCTTGAGCCATAAGGCCCGGAAATTCTGCGCGCGCGGCGATCAAGAAAAAGCCAATCTAGAAACCTAATCAGCCGCTTCATCACCGTCATAGATCATCCCTCTGAGGTTGATTGAGTTCAGTGATGTGCGCCTGCATCTCTTCGCGGGTACGAGTCCACATGTGCGAGCCGCATGCATGAGCACCCAGATGATTCGGAGCCTTTTCGCAGCGCACGCCATGCGGGATAAGAATCCCAAGCTTCATTTCAGCGCCGCAGGTCTCGACTTTGTTGAGGCCCTTCCAGAAACGGATCATGGAAGCGATGCGGTCACTCTGTAAAAGACTGGATTTGGCGTTGCCGCAATCGCCGAGCACCAGTAAATGATGGCATCTGCTGAAGAATAATAGAAAGCTTTGTAGTACGTTGCCGGGCCGGGATCAGCTTCTGGGTTTATCGTAAAGGCCATGCCCGACGTTATTGTTCCATTCATGGGAACAAAATCATATGTACACGCGCCCGCCGCTTGAGCAGTTCCTCCATCGGCCCCATTTGTCCGTCCAGTGATGGGGATCAGAGCAAAACCGTAACCGGTGGTCGTTGTGGAAAGCACAGTTGAATTTGTGTACGCCGTTGCCCCCACTGGAAAAGCCGTAGCCGGTGTCAAGATGCCAACACCAAGCATATTGATGGTGATCGCGCTGGTCGTGTAAGTAGCGTTAAGATGGATGTCCAGACCAACGTTGGCCGATCCGTCATTGCTGACTCTTACTTGATCGATAGGCGTTGCCCCGGTAAGTTCGTTATCCAGCACCACAGTGTTGGAATACCCTGCCCCAAGTGGCGAGGCCGCTCTAAAAGTAAGAACCTGGCCACCAGTCCCCGGAACATAGGCGGAGATAATAAAAGTGCCGATCAGATCTTCGCTACCTAGTTGAGTTGCCCCAGAAGCAATCCGATACCAACCTGTCCCGCCTCCCCCCGCCGCATTCGGAATCGTAATGGAGGGATATACATATCTTGAAGTTCCCCAGGTGCCTTGCAAAGCACCTACGTCACTCGACGTTGCACTCAAGCCTTGGCTAGCATATTTCTCAGCTAGCGACTTACCCATCCAAACCTCTCCAATTTGGGTAGTCACATAGTTTGTGGCACTGACAATTTCCCAAGTACCCGATACCGGTTTGATCGTATTTGTGATGTCCGAGTCTGTCGCTGATTGCGATGCCCCCGTTGGGTCAACGACCATCACGGTTCCCGCCGCAGTGTTGATTCTCATGACCATCTGGCGGGGTGTGATGCAGTCTGGTGGCTCTGCCGGGTAGATATTGGTCAACAAAGGTGTGGTAACCCCGCCTACAAATTTGGTTAAAACCCACCCCTCAGGGCCAAACGTTACATGCAACATATTTTGAATGTCCCCCACGGCATCGTTTGCCATGAGAGCGCCCCCCTGTTGGCCAGGATTGTATGTGCCAGCGGTTGATGGACAGAGATAATAAACCACTCCTACTTCGGTCACGGGCTGAAGCGCTCCGCCAATGGTGGAGCTGTTTCCAAGTGATGCGTAAAAGCCGTAACCCAAGCTGGCCGCGACATTGTTTATTAAACGGGTTCCGGAAATGGAAGCAATCGTCGAGCCTCCTGAACCCCCCACGCTCCATGTTGAATTTCCAGATTCGGCAGTTAACCCATTCAGCGCCGTGCTGTCTGTGTGAATAAAGTGGTCGAAGACAAGAGGCCCACTTAGTATGGATTGCTGAGAACTTACGTTAACGGGGCCGGGAGGGACGCCGGTCACCTGAAACGCATCCGTGAAACCCAGAGGAACAGGCACGCCAAGAATAGAGAGCGGGAACTGTGCGTTTCCTTGCAGCGTCCAACCGCCCGGCAGACATATATAGCGCGGGAAGGGCATCGTAGCAGTCGCGTAATAGAGCTGCCCTAAGTTGGTAGAAGTGCAAGCACCGGAACTGGGCGCACCAAGACCGAAGAGGGGCGTGAGAAACGCGCTGGTATTGGTCTGGCCTCCGAGGCTAAGCGATATGGCTAGAATCGCTCCGCAAATAATGAACAGTCTGGCTTTCACTTCGACTCCTTCGCGATATGCAGCAACTCCACGCATCGGCAGCGCGGGTGTAACGGAACATGTAAAGCGCCGCTTGGATAAGGTGCATCGATTGCAACTTCGCCCGCTTGCTCTGCCTCATCGCATTCGTCATCGATGTCATGCAGGTTTGACATCTGCGTCGATTTCGTTGTTGCCCCGGCTTCAATCCCGGTCTTGACGGTGGCATCGGTAAGCGCCATGGCGGTCTCAGTTTCGGCGATCATCGTTGCCCGACCCACTGAGAATGCGAAAGCTGAATCAATCTGCTTCGCCAGTTCGGTCGGCGACCATTTATCCGCGAAAGCTTGGGTAATCAATTCCCTCAACTGTTCGCGCGTCGTCTGCGTGATCGCCCATTCAGCCTTGGGATTGTCGACCAATACGCCGTTCATCCATTTCTTGCCGACCAACTCTGCCGCTCTGGCATGCGCGTAATCGCTCGCATAGGTGTTGGCTAGCTTGAAGAAGTCTCCGTCAGCCTCAAGATTCAGCGTGGCGAAGACGGTTGCGATTGCATCTTTGCCGGTGTCCTCAAGCTGCTGCTCGAAGATTGGAATTAAAGCAGACCAAGCTTCCCAGTCGATTGAGTTGAGAACAGCATCCGGATCTGGATTAGCAGCAGCTTTTTCCGCTTCGGAAAGATGCGGTGCAATGACCAGCGAAACCGCATGACGTTGGGTGAAGAAAAACGCCTTAAGCGCCGCATCGACTTTGTCAGTAGCGGCCCGGCGAGCCTTTGTGAAGGCTGCAGGGTCGATTTTCAGAGTTTTTTTTTGAGCGGCTTTGGAAACTTTCTTCTTTGGCGGCGTGTTTGGAACCTTTGAATCACTGCTTGACTTATCATCCCCGCCTGTAGCTCCTGGATCGTCCTGCTCCTCTTCGTTCGAAACCATCATGGAAGGTTGAGGCGGATTGCCGCCGGAATCTTCCCAGAGAGGTGAAAGTCCGTCGCGCCCACGCAATTCATCAGCTACGCGCGTGCCAATTGCGACATTGATCTGATCGATCTGCGCTTGTTTGAGCGCATCGGTCTCTGCTTGCTCGTCCCAGATAAACTCGATGTCTGCTGCATTGAACAGGTCAGGACGCTGAATCATCGCGTCCAACTCATCCTTGACCCAGAGCATCACCGGCTGTTCGCCAGACTCTTCGCGAGAATCGTCCTGCTGCTGGGCAGTGGCGCGGTTGTTCTGCTGTACAAAGCCGGTGGCAGGTTCGCCGATGACGTAGCAAAACACTCGCGCTGCCCACTCTTCGAACTTCACATCGAAGGGCTCATGCTTGATAACTTCAATCTTGCCGCCACCAAAGACAGGCAGAATCTTGTTGCGTTCTGCCAGGTCCCCGGTAAGCCGTGCTTGAATCTCGCGCATCAGCCGCATGGCATCCGTGATGCTCATCGTCTCCGGAATCGGCATCTGCGCCAAGGGAAGATCACCCTCAGCCCAAAAGTCGAGATGGAAGACAGTCTTGTAAATCACCAGCATCATCAGCTGCAGCGTCTGCTCAACCGGGCTGTATCCATAAAGCTTGTGCGCGCGAACGTTGGCTGGCATGTAGACCAGCTGGCGTTGATCATCGACCGGAACGCCTGCAGAGAAGTCGATTGCAGGCAAACCCTTGATGATCTGGCGATACGCCGGAAGTGGTGCATGCGGTCTGCGCCCTGTCTCATCGATCAGGACATTGATCGTTGCACCGTCAACAGGCGAAAGATTGTAAATCCGGTTGTCCCGAGTCCGTTGAACCTCGAGCGAAGCGGCATCGATTACCAGCCGGTCTTCGAGGACCATGCGCAGCCACTTCTTCCAGCTGTTGATGGAGTCCGGAAAAATGAAGAACTCGCTCAATTGCGCGATGCGCGGATCCTCGTTCGACCGCTCTTTCGTCATCGCTTCATACTCACCTGGCTTTGGTTTGAGCCGGAAGTGGTACGTCTTTGAGCAGATGCGATCCTTCATTTTTTCAATGATGACGCGCATCAGATAGCAGTTATCGGCGAACATCCGCAGCTTGGCAAAGCCGATTGGCTCGTAAGCCCGCGGCGTCCAGTTCAGGTTTTGCGACTGGGTAAAGTCGATCTGCCTGGGCTCAGTGCCTGCCGGTGCAACTGCCGCGATCGGCTTGCCTGGATTAAACCAGCCGTCATATGAGGACTTGAGCCGATCGATCAGCTTCGGCCTGTCGGGAACGATTGCGATCTCAGCCATTCAAGTCCTCAGTAATCTGGGTCGACCATGATGGCGACGGCCGGATATTTGGTAACCAGCACGCCGTCATTTTCGGTCGGAGTCATGTGATAGAAAGAGCCGTCAGGATGAGCAAGCGCCTTCAGAATCTCGAAGCTGATCACAACGCCGTCGAGGATGATCTCTCCGCGTTCGTTATCGACTTCAATCATCATCGTCAATCCCTACTTTTTGATAAGGGCGGTGAGGGCCGATGGCGGGGACGGAGGAAGCGGAAACGTTACGAGAACGGTTGGACTCATCCCGCTCTCACCCCCGGTGCTCGCAAGATAGTGAACCGTTGCGGTATAGCAGTAGCTAGATCCAGTCGTCAGCGCAGGATCTTGATCGTCATAGACGGTCGTGCTTCCGGTGTTTGTGACCGTCGTGCCGAGCAAAGACGAAGCGATCAGCGTGTAGCTGGCAACCGTGGCCGAGCAAGCTGCTGTCGGGCCCGATGCGGTGAGACGATAAATCTCGGTATAGCAGGGGGTCGCCGTATTGCAACTGGTTGCCAGAATTGCAGTCAGTTGAACGTCGTGTGCCGACTGCGCATGAGCGAGCGGCGAGACCAGCGCTAAGGCTAGGAATGCGAATACAAGCTTTTTCAATGAATTCTCCCGTGCGCCGGGAAAGGTTTATCGGTTGTCGAGTGCTTCGCCAGCTGCTTCGCCGGCCGCGTCAAGAACTTTCACGCCCGCGTGCTCAAGCTTGGCTTTCTCGTCAGCGAACGCTTTCTCAAGCCGCTGAGCGAGTGTTTCGTGGTCCAACTCTTTCTTGTCGTCAGTCACTTACGCCTCCTGTAGTTTTCGTGCAAAGTCCACACGCTCTTTCTGAGCATTGGCTTCGCAGAATTCAATCCAGTCCTGAAGTTCGCCTGAGTCGATTGCTCCGACTGGAACAACGCCCATGCCGATAGTGCGAATCGTCTCTGACCATTCACGCGCTCTAACTGGAGGCGCGAGAGGTTTGGGATTGTCTCTCTCTTCGGCCTTGGCCTTGTCCTCGGCGTTCAGCTGTTGGTAGAGCTTGAGAAGCGTTTCAACCCCGGCGCGAGTTTCGTTGATTGCCTGCCCAGTTGCGTCGACCGTGTCATCGTTGGGCCCGGACGGGAACATTGCCCACTCCTCGATCAACCGGTCAACCCACCAGCGATGCTGCGGAAATGCGTCTGGATCCGGCAGGAAGATGTTGCCTGCCTCGATGTCACCGGAGGCTGCATAAGCTCTTGCATACTTTGACCCTTGGGGCTCGACTGCGATGATCCCTGAAACCACATCCTTCAGTGAAGAGATGATGGCTGGGCCGTTGGCCTTGTCTTCGACCAGAATCCTGCTTGCCCTGGGCTTCCGTTCCGCCAGACGCTTCAAAGCATCGCGCGACGCAGGAAAGTTCATCTGCCCATGAATGCAATCGAGGATGAGACGTCGCGAGCCTTTGACACCAAACTTGAATCCGGCGACAAAGTCCGAAGACTTCAAATCCTTGAATGCAAAATCCCAACTGTCGACCACCAGGTCAAGCTCGTCTGGAACTGCTTTGTAGTACTGCCACCATTCGCGCTTACAGATGTTTCCGCCATCGGGTGCAGGTCTTTGCTGAGCCTGTGTCTCATAGGTCCGGCGGTGAATCTGCTGCTCTGCGATCACATGCGGCGGATGCCGCTCAGGTTGAAGCACATCCCCAATCAGGCGAATCCACTTCCGTCCTGAGATGGGAAAATCGATGTCTTTGTCTTGCTTATCATCCTGGACCAGGGGAACGACAACCTGTGTCCATTGATCCGGCTCGTTTCTCAGCAGCCAGCCGGTCACGTCTTCGTAGCTTGTCCGCTGCTCGATCACCACAATCGCGCCTGTAGCTGGATCATTCAACCGAGTCCGAAACGTGTCGCGAAACCATTCATGCGCTTGCTTGCGGGCAGCTTCGGACTGCGCTTCATCCGCACTCAATCCATCGTCCAAAATCAGGATGTCGCCACCGCGGCCGGTGCCTGTCGCGCCTACTGAGGTCGCAATCATTTCGCCCTGCACGCTATTGCGGTACTGGGCCTTGCGGTTCATGTCGTCAGACAGCGCGATCGGCCAGAGCGACTGAAACCATGCTGACTCGATCAGATTTCGACGCTTAGAACTGTGCTCCGCACTCAAATCACTTGAATAGCTGGCCGTCAGAAAGCGTGCTCCCGGATCTCTTGCCCACCCCCACGCGGGAAAGCAGATCGTGCCTTCTGTTGACTTTGCTGTCCTGGGTGGCACGTTGATGATCAGGCGGCGAATCTTGCGCTGCCACACCAAAGCCAGATATTCGCCGATCAGGTCGTAATGCGGTGACCAAACCAGAGGTCTGCCAGGTTCGAGGATGTTCCACGCTTCGCGAAAGAATTCAGACGGCGAAGCTTCGAGGCCTGCCTTGTATTCGATTTGCTGCTTGCGATCTAGTAGGGCAAGGAGTTCAGCCGATTCGCTGTCCGTGAGACCTTCCATGCGCGAACCGCCAATTTTCAGTGCTTAAAGAGGGCCAGATATGCTGCGACGATGGTCAAAAGCCCAATAATCATGTTCAGCCGAAAGGTGTTTTGCTTGTGATGGCGTTGCTCCATCTCTTTCGTCACCTCGTCTGCACCGCTTCGCCGCGATTGTGCGATCAGCAAGCGGTCTAGTTTCTGTCGAATTCCCTCTTGGCCATTTCCGTTTATCTGGTGATCGAGTCGCTCGAGTTCGCTGGCTAAGTCTTCGAATCGTCTTGTTTCCGGCACGCCAGCTCCTTTACCAGTCCGCGCATTACTGCGCTGGCTTGTCGCGGTAGACCTGCATCCACGCCGTCATCACATCGTCGAGCGTGAATCCCTGATCGATCTTGCAGTGATGCGCTTCTGAGTCCTTGTCGAGATCGCAGACTGCAACGCGTGTGCCGTCAACCGTGTAAAGCGTGAGGCTGATCGGTTTGGGCGGCGGCTCAGTGACCTTCTGCACAGCTTGCGGAGGGTGCTGCATCAAAGGAATCGACATCGCGATGGCAAGAAGCAGCGTCATTCATGACCTCAACCCCATCTCAGCGCTTGGTTTTGCTGAGAAGTTCCTTGATGCGCCGGTCAATCTCTTCCCGCGTGCCTGGCAGTTCGAGCGAAATCGGCCCACCTTCCGGACCGCTCTGCTCGATCCGTTGCCGAGACTTGCCTTCGATGCGGTCGATTACCTCAACCAGGGGTGCCATTTTGCCTTTGAGGGCGAGGCGTAAAAGTCTTTGTGCAAGCTGGCCCGCAAGTGTTGGCGATTTCCTCAGCGGGACCGCCTTCATCTCAATCAGCTCGCGCAGCGCATCAGTTACCGGAAGCTTCTTCGGTCGACCGCCTGGGTTGCCGCTCTGACCTGGCTGGAACCGAATCAGGCCGGACGTGTTTAGGTTCGGCTGCGTCGTAACCCGCCGGATAACCTTCTTCGTTTTGGCCATATTTGTATTGAATTGACTAGAACTGAAATGCCGAGGCGGGGAAACTGGAGACACGAACCGTTAAAGTCGTATTGAATTAGGCATACGCAACCAACCCCCAGCCCATCCAGCGTTCCCGTTGTCCACGCGTGATCTCGCCAAAGCAGCCCGCAATTGCTTGCGAATCGCCCTCAGTAAGTGAGCAGCTGGATTCAGAGGAGAATGATGGATCTACGTCAGGGTGGGGAATTTCAGTGAGGCGGAAGATCAGGATCAGGCGGCCCTTCTTCATCTTCTGGGCGCGATGGACTTTACCTTCTTCGGCAAGAGCCTCGTACATCTGGATTTCATCGGGAGTGAGCGTGCACAGATGCTCACCCTTCACGTTACGGAGGACCGCACGCGCAGGTTTCGACAATTTAAAAGACACCTCTGATTTTGGATCTGGGCCGTTGAATGCGCTGGCCGTGCTCTCTCGGCACAAGTAAATGCCGGTAAACACATGAGTTGCCCGGCCCCCTTGCAGGAGCGAAGCACACAACAGCTGAGTGGAAGTAGCAAATCAAGCTATCACGAACGGAGGATTCCGACGCAAGTATTTACGTCACAGGTTTTCTCACTCTGTTCTGAGAGGAACCAAAATAGTTAAGATTCCTCTTGACGCATTACATGGTTGTGCTATGATTGTTTTGTAAGGAGATGGCAATGACAAACAACATTAAAATCGGAGATAAGGTCCGCAACGAGTACAACAACCGCACCGGCGTTGTCATCAGTATCGCCCCAGATATGACTGGCGTTTATGATCTGGCGACCAGGAAAATCGTATCAGCGCGAGGCGAAAAGCTTATCGCCAACGTGCTCTGTGAGCTCAAGACTTTCGATCAGAAACCCATGACCATGACCAGGGAAGAATCATTTAACCTAGACGATCTCGTGGTGGTGGCATGACATATGGATATGATGGACACCAATTAACCGCAAAGACTGATGAGGGCGCACGTCGGCAAGCCCGCAAACTTATCTCCGATGGCAAAGCACGGCCAGGATGCAAACTTGAATTTTGGCGCGACTCAGACGGTTGCCACGGATGGTTTGATCTATGATCTACACGCCTAAATGGGATCTCTCCACTATTCCGCGTGATCTACTCCGTGCGGAATACGCCAAGAGCATCAAGCCGCCCGCTCCTCGCGCCAAAGTGCTGCGACCGTGCCCAAAATGCGCCGGCGCATTCGGCGCTCGCGATCTGCGTAAACACATCCCCGCCTGCAACGCCGTAGTGTATACATTTGCTCACAATCTTGCATCTAATGTGCGCTAA